ATGAGCGACAGACAACAATTCATTATAGATTGCACATCTCTTATTCCTGTTATAGGAACTTTGGTTTTAATAAAAATAGCTAACGAACAAATGGTTACCATGGTTGCTGCTTATGTACTTTGTGGCGAACTTTTGGGTGTGTTGATCAGTAGGATATTGAGGTTATATTATATTGATGTGGCTTTCGTCTGGTTGGGTGGAATTATGCTTTGGCTGTGGTATTGGTTCGGAGTACAGCCCAGCTATATGGGGTGATAGAGCATCAGCTGCAAGTGTGGATAGGACGTCTTGTAATTCAAGTTATCAAATGGACAGACGATTAATCGGAAGAAGTTGATATTCATAAAATTAGTATTTAATAGGTCTATAATAAAAGCACTTCCAACGTTCGCTTACGGAGGAAGTGCTTTACACAAAAACTAAACTAGACTTATAGTATTGGAAATGTAGTTGTAATCTGTGCATCACTTCTTTGCAAGTTGGCTGAAATAGATGTCCGACAATAAATGAGAAAAATTAGTCCATATTTTGTAATGTTACGTTACTTCTATTTATATTTTCGAGCACTTCATCAATGAATAAAGAGTGGTAATGTGGGCATTCAAGAACGCCCTTACTTTTTGCTTCCCTATACACTTTGGAAAATAATTTTGCTTTCTCCTTGTCGGTAATTGGCAGTTGCTCTATGGGGGTACCGAGGAACCGACACCCCCAACCTTTGCAGGTAGGGGTGAGGGAACAGTGGTTTGGACTTTTCCACTGATATGAGCAGTCAGTAATTATTTGATTCATATTTTCTATAATCTATCTATATCCAACAAGGTCTTTTTGTTTTTTTCTGACTTGAATCTTATTGTAACTTCTTCTTCCCAATATGTTTTTACTATATCGGCAAGACCATCAGGAACAACTATTGTTGTTCTTACTCCATCGCCAGATGTTATTTTAACTTTTCCCAAATTATCAGCAGCAGACAAAACACCAGTGATTGTGTTTTTGTCGATTGTTTTATTACTATTTGTTTGTTCTATAGAGTCTGTCTCTGTTTGCTTTATTATAGAGGATATTTCTGATTTCTTACTAGTTAACTGGACTCTTCGTTCTTTTCCATTCAGTATAGAGGTAATACCAAATAGGCTAATGTCATCCCCGTCCGGGGCAAGTTGCTTCGTTAATCCGATAAAATTATTAAAGTATGATTCATCTTTAATATTCATGCGAAGATTGTCTAAATCTCCTCTTCCAATCAATTCAATGTTGTCATTTATATCTTCAATAACATCTTCAAAAGAACTAAATCCTTGCAATGGAGAATCTATCAAGCTACCAAATTTCATACGAAATGCCATACTTGCAGCTCTCGGTGCTGTAATGAATGACTGACATACGTCTTTTAACTCATTGGGTATTTTTCCTGCTGTTCTGAATGCCTTTCCTGCTTTTCTTTCAATAGTTCTGATGGCTAATTTTTTATAGGTTTCTACTCTGTCTAACGCATCATCGCTTTTGGCATATCCGAATCCTACCCCACTTCCCGCTATAACTAATTGGACTTCATTTTCATGTAGAGTAATTCCTTTGAGGGATAAATGTCTATTGAAGTTTACGTTTTCCAACATATCTCTTAGTTCTTCTGCTATATCTGTAGGCGGTTCTCCAGATAATGCTAAGCTGATTAACTTTTCTGCATCTCGGTTTAATCTGCATCTCATGGCAAGAGAAGCTGCACTTTTAAGCAAAATAGATATTGTAGGTTCACCTAAATGGGATTCCAGTGCAATAGTGGCGGCCTCTTTTTCCAATTCATATGCTTGTGCATATAGTTCGGATGCTTCCTCAATGTTCCCATTGATCTTTTTCATATCGCCCAATTCGGCCAAATACATGGCTTCATTATGTTTTTCTCTTATATTTCCCATAATAGTTGCACTTACTTTTCGACAAAAATAGCTTTTAATTTGCTAAATTCAATAATTGATATATATGCTGGTAAACAACTGCTATCTGATTGTTCGGTTTGTTTCTTTTTTATATTTAGCCGTTTCTCAATCGTGTTGGTCGTAGCCTCTTTTAGGATTCCTGAAATTTCTAGTCTTGCAACGCGATTAAACAATATGTCATCTTTATATCCCATCCAGTAATCAAATCCATCTCCCTTGCATGACCGTTCTATTATTGTATAATCTGTTTCATGGACGGCAAGAACACAAGATATGCAAACTGCCGCATGGTCTGTACAGTAATTTATCTCTTTCCAAGAACGGTCTATCTCATCATCAAAATAATCATCCCAATGTATTGGTATATCACGTTTACTATTTCCGTCAAGATGCAAAAAATCCCAATCCTTATGCCCTGAACGATGGAGTGTGGTCATGCAGGCGGAATAATAATGTGAAGCTAAATCCCGATGCATACCAGGCATTCCCTCTTTTATACTAGGTAAATCTAAATAGTCTTTCATTAGTTGCAGATACGGTTATGTTGTTGATTGTTTTATGTTTTTCTTAAATATTATTTAGGAAAAACATCGATGAATTGATAAATAGTGTTAGGGCCTATGTAGTCACATATCCAGCTCTTAGCGGCAGCTATCAATTTTTCTCGTGAATTTGCATTTGAAGCAAATTCTAAATTTATGATTTCACCATTATAACGGAAAACAGCAATATATTCTTTCATAATACATAATTTGAGTTTGTTATTTAATTTGTAGTACTCCGAATATCTGGAATATGATATGATGTTTAGAAAGGTAATCCTGTTATTTCGTATAAGCTGTCTTCATGAAATATCTCTCTCATTTTTCCGAACATCGAAGAATCCTTCTCTATGATAGGATATATTTTATGTATATAATTTTGCATGATTTTCTGGAGGTTTATCTTTTTTATGGAAGTGCTATCGTTTGCAAGCATTAATTCAAAGTTCAATGTTGATTTTAATTCTTCTATTTTTTCATAGAATAACCCCAACTCAAAAACCACATTATCACGTACTGTAGTTTTTTTCTTCACCTCTGATCTCCAGTTTATCCTCTGGAAGAAAAACGAAGGATGCAAAGTCTGAGTTCTCAAGTACTGTGCTCAAGTCTTCTAATGGCGAATGAGATAGTTTGAATACTCCTTGACTCCACACTGTAACGTCCATATCAAAGTCTAATTCGGCCTTAATGGCTCTTGCTACTGGAAGGCCTTCAACTGAAGAGCCTATAAATAATCTTGGTTTTGCCATAATTTCTAAATCACCATTATAAAACAACATCAATCTTTGTGTTCATACATATCAATTGCTTTAAAGAAATCATCTTCATAATTAAAGATGTCATCTAAGCTTTCAATTGTATGCTTCACATCTTTCTTATTTTCATCAATAGTAGCTACATATTTAGTAGCTGTATTGAAATACATGCGACAAATAGGTTTTCGGTTATTGTTGTCAAGTAATATACTGAAGTAAGTCTGTGCATCACGGTATACTATACGAGATATATCCACTTTCTTCCGGCAAATAGCCTTGACGATGCGATAAGCGTCAAGTTCATCCTCTGTGGTTACAATTTTTGATTCAGAATGATTTTCCTCCTGATTGTCTTCGGATGAAGTGTCTGTCTGTTTGGACTGTACAGGTTCGGGATTGGAGTCGTTGACAGTTAAAGCTCCTTTCAAACGGTCATTAATAATATCGTTGATGTGTGAAGAGATGGCACGTTTGACTAAAGGTGTGAACTGATCTATTATGTTTTGAAGCATTCTACCTTCATAAACTTTTGTAGCAAACATTTTTACGAAATCAGTGCTAGGAGAGGAGAATTCTTCTTGTATGATAGCTTTTAGTTCTCCCATATATTTTAATTCACTGGCTGAGTTCAGAATATTGTCCACATCAAAGTATGACTTATGGAATTTTTTCAATTCTTCGATTTGATTATCCCTCAAGTCTGTAATATCCACTTCTAAAAATGGTTTATCATCCATTATATTGGGTTCTTTTAAATCTGTATAGAAGCGGTAGATAATTCCATTGGTTAAAAGTCCGAATTTAGCCTTTGATACGTTGAAATAGCGTAGCAATTGGTTGTCGTGCAGGTTTAAGTCTTGTTTCCAATGCTTACATTCAATCAGCAATATAGGCTGGTCGTCCTTCATGATGGCATAATCAATCTTTTCTCCTTTCTTGGTTCCAATATCACATGTCATTTCGGGGAGTACTTCTAAAGGATTGAATACATCATATCCGAGAGCATTAATAAAAGGCATGATGAAAGCATTTTTAGTTGCTTCTTCTGTCTGAATGTTATCTTTCAGCTTTTCGATTCTATCTGCGAGCTGTTTAATAGTGTCTTTAAAATCCATAGTATTTATTTTTAGATTGATATTATAATCTCATACTGCGTTCAACAACTTTAATGACATTGTATATCTCTACTACATCGTCAAGATTGACAGTGTAGTCGTTAAATAATTCGTTGAGTGAATGGCAAGTGATATTTCCGTAATCATCTTGCGCAGTGATTTGCTTAATGGATATTCCTTTTGTTCGGTGTACAATAACGAAATACCAGTCGTTGATATGAAGTTTAGGGAGCCATAAATCACGTCTTACTTCCCTACAAAGTAGCTTGTCCCCGTCGCAGATAGAATTACGGCTGCCATCGTCCATGCTGTCACCTTCTGCCTCAAAAATGCGGTATTTTCCGTGATAGGTTTGGTCTACAATAACCGGCATTGTCGGTAGGGTATCTATGTATTCAGCATCTCCGTATCCGGCAAGATAACCGCATTGTGCTTTGATGTGTATAACAGGCACATTCATATAGCTTAGGTCATCTACTTGGCGGGCGTTGGAGTGGAATGTTTGGGATTGGGTATCGGTAAGCATATCCCCTTCGCCGGTTAGTAGCCATTCTAAATTATATATAGGAAATGCACTAACTATCTTTTCACATGTTGCACGTGAAGGTGTACGATGCTCATTAATAATGCGGGTGATAGTTACATTATTAGATATACCAATAGCTTTACTGAATGAATTCTTATTCAAGCCTTCTTTTTCAATAATTAATTCAACTCTTTCCCAAGCTTCCATATTTGAATATACTAACAGTTAGTTAAATGTTGTAAACAAACTAACTTTTAGCTGGTAAAAGTTTGTATTTATACTAACTGTTAGTATCTTTGCAACATCAACGTCAACAACGACTACAAAATAATGAAAAATAGTTGAGTTGGCAAAATTAAAGTAATACCTAAAAAGGAGTAAGACAATGAAAAAGTACGATTTACACAAGATTATGAAAACGGCTCATGAGATATACAGAAAATATTTCAAGCTATACCAACTTACTCACGGTGTACAGACTTTCGGTGACTGCCTTAAACTTGCTTGGACTAATGAAAAGAAGCGCGTCGCTGATGAAGAAGCGAGAAAAGCTGAAAAAGAAGCTATGAAAGCAGCTTTGGCACAACCGGAAAGAAGAAGTGCTTATGATTCTTTCAATGCTCCAATTTCCGCCTACTATAATCCAAATAGTAAAGGTGCTTTCGGTTCTCGTTATGTAGGTGACTAAATATAAACAAAGCTGCAGAAAAGGTTGGTGCTATATCGGTGATAAAAGCCGCGAGGGTTCGTAATGGCAAACGAACACTTTACCCTTCACCGGGCAGCTTTCCCCATTCGGTGATGCGTTACATCGAATTTCTCCGTCCGGTCATTGAGCCTACCCTTTGATGGGAGACGGAGAACTGATATAAGCTCGACATTCGGGCAGGAGAGGCGATACTCCGCAACAACACACCCCGAAAGACTTGGAACTGGTGACAGCAGAAGCAGACTTGAGTAGGGTTACGGGTGCAGTCCCGGTGAAATCTGCCGCAGTTCGTACTGAGAAAGGTACAGGAACTCCGAAGCATACCCATGTAAACAGATAGTAGACTTGTCCTTGATTGTGGTGGGGTAAAATAAAGAAGCCAATATGTCCCGAACGGTCATGTAGCGAAGTACAGTAGCTGATAACTCCGTTGAGAAGAGCAGAGAGAGCTTATCGGGGCACGAATATTAAAAAATATAAGTATATGGACTATAAGGAAATCAACAATTTAACAGGTAAAATAAGTAAGATAAAATCCATATTGGAACATTCCTCTCAAATAGAGATGATTGCTACAATTCCGAATGCAGGTTATGGAGCGTCTATATATGATGCTTCGGAACCGACAATAATAACGGTGAAGTTGGAAAAGGACGAAGCTGAATTTCTTCTAAATGAGTATCAAAAACTTATAGAACAGAAAGTGGATAGTGTGATAAAAGTGAATAAAAAGACGAATTTATAAAAGCAATTATAGAAAAGCAAGTAAGCATACTTCCTGCAAATAGCGGATTTGTCAGCAAGAGCGATATCAATGTAGCTCCTTATGTATTAACTATCAGGTTGTTTTCAATTCCGATATACAGAAAAGAGGTGAATGCCTCAAAATGGATAAGTCTTACTTCATTAAAAGAAACTCCTTACAATAGTATATGCAACCAATGCGATGATAAACAGCAGGAATGAAACATACGAGCCTTTTTCGCAAAATACGAAAATCCTTCTTCTTGGTATGCTTTCATATACGTAAGCTTGACCGTGCGGTAATTCCCCGTTATGATATTTTCTTAGGTATTCCCGATAGGTGCGCACAGCTTGATTGCTCAACACTCTATTCTCGTATAGAGATATTCCAGAGAAAAGGATACAGAGTGCATTTACGCATATTGCAGTCACAAGGAGAACCTTGTTGCAAAGACTGTCCTCTGAAGGACTGCTTAAAGAAATGATTACCGCAAAGGTGGTTGAGGCTACCATTAAAAGCGTTGTTTGTATTTTGAATACCCATTCGGTTTGTTCATCCAGAGAACGCATATATAACCTAATTAGATTTCTTTCCCAACTCATACTTACTTAATTTTTAGATTTTGCACTCCAAAGTTAAGTAAATCTCCCGAATAAAGCGTGATGCTGCCAATCGAATTGGTTCGGGAGAGCTCAAATACTAATCATTAAAATTTTATAGCAATGAAAAAGAAAATAATCACAGAAAACTACACGCCGGCTTTGAGAGATATGGAAGTAGGAGATATTCTTACTTTCCCGGTGAAAGCTTACAATTCTATCAAAGGTACATTGATTCCCCGATTGAGATTGGAACTTTGCGTAGAAGATGCAGATTGGAAAGTAGGAGACATTGATAAGAAAAAAGGTCTTTTTGATGTGGAAAGGATAGCATGATGGTTTCCCTTTCTCCAGCGGAAATGCTTGTTGCAAATGAGTATTGTAAGGGACTTGCTGACAAAGAAGTGGCTGACAATCTGAGTAAGTCTGTTTGGACTATCAAGACACAGAAGCGGACTATCTATCGAAAGTTAGGCATATCCAAAGATACTGAATTGCTTCTGTATATGATTTGTAACAAGATGAAACGCAATTTCGATTTGAATGAGTTACGGAAGCATGGACTTGAACTTTTGTTCTCCACTCTTTTCGTTGTGATGCAGGTTACTTGCAATGACATTGATTTGCGGAGAATGAAAACACCCTCACGGGTACGGACTGCAATGCGCTATATAAGAGTAGGGGGACGGAGTAATAATAATTTTAATTTTTGGCAGCATGATATATGAGGTAAACGGTGATTTACGCAGTTCTATGTTGATTGATGGGACGGCGGAGGCAAGGTTGGCAGATATACTTACCATCATGGATAAGCGTACATTTCCTAAGAGGGAATCAGAAAGAATAGTAGGTGGACCCGGTAGATTGAAAACCTTGGTAAATTCTCGAAGAGTGAGAGTTGAATATAGACCTAATGGACGAAGTTATTATAATGCTTCGGATGTGTTGAGTTTTGCAAAAGTAAGAAAAGGAAGAAACCATGAAAAGAATAATTCTCAACGTGCTATTGCTTAATGTATTGGCTCTGCCTTGTTTGGCAATGTTCAACGGTGTTGATCCGATGACGGGAGAGTGGAACTATACTATTAACCTTTTTGGCATGGTATATTCTGTTTGGTTCTATTACAATGTATTGAAGAAGATAATAAAAATATGAACCTCAGCGGAGGAAGTGCATTACATAAAAACTTGTTTTGTTAGACTACTGCCGGCAAGGTCTGTGAAGATATAGCGGGCAGAAACGGGTAATTAGCTCAGTCAGGTAGAGCGGTACATGATTATTTTAATGTTGGTAATTTGTCATGGTATTATTTAAAGGTTTCATTCATGTACAGGTCACGGCGTTCGAGTCCCGTATTACCCACACAGTTTTTTTTATGTTTAACCAGTAATGCCGACGAAAAGGACGTCGTAGGGAGAATGCCCCTATTTGAGTTTTATATTTCATCTATCTTGTTAACTACCCTTCCCGGTGTGGTTTGACCGCCTATCCGGGAGCAATGCCCAAGCGAGGGCAGATATAGTTTAGTATGTTATTTTGTGTTTGTGCTGGGTGTGCCGTCTGTGAAGATAGTACACCTTTTTTATTCGGGAGTTCGGTGTAATGGCTAACACACCTCATTCGAAGAGACTGGCGGTTCGAGTCCGTCAACTTCCACGACATTTTTTATTAACCACATAAATTTTATCATTATGAGTTTGATTAAGAAACCTAACGAGCTGACCGTTAAGACTACATTGTCAGCACTGATTTACGGACAGCCGGGTATGGGTAAAACAACATTGGCATTATCTGCTCCCAACCCTGTACTATTCGATTATGACGGTGGTATTCACCGTGTCAATGCCGCCCATCGTGTACCGACCGTTCAGATAACAAGCTGGGACGAGACGAATCAGGTACTTGCTTCCGAAGAAATCAAGGAGTTCGACACGATTGTGATTGACACTGCCGGAAAGATGCTCTCTTTCATGGATAAGGCTATCATGGCAGCCAACCCAAAAATGAAGAAAGTTGATGGCACTCTTTCCCTGCAGGGATATGGGGTACGAAAGAATATGTTTATCAGCTTTGTAAATCAAGTTACCCTCATGGGTAAGTCGGTTATTTTCGTTGCTCACGAACGGGAAGAGAAAGTCGGTGATGAAAAACAGATACGTCCGGAGATTGGCGGTTCATCTGCCGGTGACTTGATTAAGGAACTGGATTTGGTTGGTTACATGGAAGCCATTGGCAAAGATAGAACAATCTCCTTTGACCCGTGTGAGAAGTTCTACGGTAAGAACACCTGCAATCTTCCCTCACGTATTAAGATTCCTGTCATTATTGACGCTTCCGGTACCGTCACGGGAAAGAATGATTTTATGACAAACATCATCAATACTTATAAGGATTATCAGATGAAACAAACAGAGTTGTCCTCTGAATATGATAAGGTTCTTGAAGTTATCCGTGATACGGTGGAGCAGATAACCGATATGCAGTCGGCTAATGAGGTACGGGAAGCGATTGCGAGTATGAACCATATCTTTGACAGCAAGGTAAGGGCTGGTATGATGCTCTATGAGAGATGTAAGCAACTCGGATTAAAGTTTAATAAACTCAACAATAAATATGAACCAGCCGCCTAAGTACAGATTTTACCCGTCGCTGCTCGATAAGTTCGAGCAGTATTTGCGGGCGGATGAACAAGTTGAAAGCTTTTGGAATGTCGACAATGAAACGGGGGAATATAAGAAAAGCCCCGAAGAGATTGAAGCGGAGCTCAAGCAAACTTTGCTTGATGCGATAAACCGCGTTCCGTTTGAGAGTGAGGCAGCCGATAAAGGAACGGCATTCAATGCTATCATAGATTGTTACATCCATAGGAAAAAGCATATTCCAAATGAACGGGAACCATATACCATTATCGGTGATGAAGAAACCAATATTATCCAAGTTGCTTTTCCGTCTACGGATATAGCGCCTGCCCGTCATTTTTTGTTTGACCGAGCATGGTGTATTGAACAGTCGAGGTATTTTGCTGGTGCATTGTCTCAAGTCTTTGTCTCTGCCACTATTTCCACCCGTTACGGTGATGTGGAGCTTTACGGGTTTATAGACGAACTTCTCCGAGATACGGTCTACGACATCAAGGCGACCTCAAAGTATGATTTCGGTAAATATGAGCATGGTTGGCAGCGGCATGTATATCCTTACTGCTTGATTGCTTCTGGTCAAATGGGGAGTGTGAAAGCATTTGAGTACACTGCCTACCAGTTGAAAGGAGGTACGAGCCGTACTCCATTAATCAGCGGAACGCAGTATCCGGAGTATTACACTTATAACCATGAGCAGACGGTTAAACTGTTGACAACTCATTGTGAACATTTCATAGAATTTCTGGAAGCGAACCGAGAGCTTATAACCGATAAAAAGATATTTGGAGGAGAAAATTAATGGCAAATCAAATAACCGGACGGATAACCGAAATCGGACAAACTGTTCAAATACCATCCAAAAATGGTGGTTCCTCGTTTACAAAACGGGAGTTCATTTTAGATGCTACCACTTACGACCCTTATACGGGAGAGCGTAGCGAGTATGAGAAC